GGGGTGTCCTTGACCTTCATTTGTAGGGTATTCTCAACAATTCATCCATTGGAAAATACATGGTCTGGGTGTCCTTGACCTTCATTTGTAGGGTATTCTCAACCATCCCACGTGAAGAGCGCATCAAGACGGGCGGTGTCCTTGACCTTCATTTGTAGGGTATTCTCAACCCATCTACCTATAAGTGACTCAGAATCAGACTTTTGCATGGAAAAGAAGGCGGAAATTTCCTCAACTAATTTATAATAGATATAACACCAACCATTATTTTTATTATATACAATTTGAGCATATATGTCACCTTCCGAGTTGACAAAATATATATTATCTCCTTTCTCAATACGAATAAAATCCTGATTATCTAAATACTTAAAGATTACTTTATCAATCTGTGATTCTGTTATAAGGTATTTCATATAGAATAAATATTAGTAAATCAGAATAGTTACACCACAAATCATCTTCCATTTTTAGGAGAGTTTTTCAAGTTGGTCTTCGTTAAAAATGTGTAACAATCCGAAATCATCCATTTCACCAACAACTCTTACATTACCTTCAACTGTTTCAAAAACTGATACTATTGTGCAAGGAAATTTATATCCTTTAACTTTGTGGGCTTTGTCCCCAACTTTGAATTTTTTATTTTCCATATTATTAATTTTAATCTTTATATCTGTAATTGTCAAACTTTGGTGATTTTAACCTTTTTTTTATTGTCATTGGGTGGATTTTTAAGATATCACTTGCATCTTTTAATGTTCTATACTCTATATCATCAATAAGAAAAGATTTATTGTGACTCCTTTTTTTAAATTTATGTGGGTCACTTAACCTTTTTTTTTGTTCCTCATCAGTATATGTGAAATTTTCTTTATTTTTGAACTGGTAGTTTTTGTATTTAGGATTTTTACTTAAACACCTCCATCTAATTGTGTTGAAATTAATATTTAATTTTTTTGACGCATCCTGATATGATTCATATTCCAATTCATCAATTATAATTTCACACTTGTTATTGTGTCGACAAACTCCTTTATTAATTTCGCTAAGGTAATTTAGTACTTCCTTTGTATGTTTTTTTCCAAAAAAAGGATTTTTATCTCCATCGGTTTTATAGCACACCCGACAAGTTTCATTTGCGGGAGAAATTTCTTTACCACATTTACAATATTTTTTACTAACACCTCCCCTCCAATTTGGGTTACTTTCACCAGGTCTTGAGTGTATCTTATTAATTTCCTCCTTACTCATTTTAGAATATCTTAGTTTTACACTATTACCGATATTTTTGACAATCTTATCTCTATTAGGATTATTAGTAATGTTATCACCACCTGATGATTTAAGACCAATATTATATTTAGGTCTTAAATCCAAATACTTTTGTTCAATGATTAATAAATTGTCACCAGTACATTCTTCAACAATTTCAAAAGTAAAATTATCTTCACCATATTTTACCCAAGCTCTTTGTAATATTGGGTTATGGTGGGAACCATTTTTAAGGTCATTTAGATGTCTATACCATCTTTTTTCAATATTAACGGATGAACCATAATAACAATCACCATTAACTTTATTTGTAATTTTGTAAATTCCAGTCATAATACTCATTTATATATAAATATTATGATAATGAGAAAAACTAATATACCATCCTAAAAAAATTAAATCCCTATTTCCAATTTTGAATTTATTTTAGTTATACCTTCAGTTCCAACTATTTCAAAATCATCTATGGTATAATCATAAAAATTCTTATTTTCTTTTAGAATTAATTTTGGTTGATTATCTAGTGGTTTTTTATTTAAAAGTTCTGTAATCACATCAAAATGTCTATCATAAATGTGTAGATTCTGAACCAAATGACAAAACTTACCAACTTTATAATTGCAATGACCCGCAACCATTAATAATAAAGACAAATATTGTGTTTTATTTATATGGTTTGCAACAATATAATCTGACGAACGCTGAATCAATGTCATATCAAGTATTAATCCATCATCCCCCTTCCTTACAGAGAACATAACTTCATAAGCACAAGGATGAAGTCCCTCTGTTTCCTGTAAATCCGAATACTGGTACATATTAATGATGTGTCTACGACTAAATGGGTCTTTTAATAAACCACTTAATAACTTATCCATCAATTGATATTTGGCAATAGTTCTACCATATCTTTGTCCGATAGTATCATCCCCAATATTCCATTCTTCCCACCAATTAATACCCATCTCACGAGCAACCTCCAATGACGAAGTTTGTTTTTGATAAATCCATAGTATCTCTTTGATACCTGTTTTTATTGCAGTGTTTCTTAATGTCGGTATCGGAAACTCTCCTTTTGAGATGTCATATTCTTCAAAAACTCCTGTGATGAATTTTGAATAAGCTGGTACTCCGTCAGAATATTTTGGTCTAGGATTTTCATCCCAAGAACCTTCTGACATAATTTTTTGAATGTTTTGGATATAATATTTATCTGCCAGATTCATAACTTTCTATTGTTTTTTCTAGTTGATGAAACATTTCTTTAATTCTCATTCCCAATTCATATGGGTCGGCATGTTTAACCATTTCCAATGTTAGAATATGATTGGCTTTAAACCATTGGGGTGTTTTTGATTGTTTATCCTGTCCCCACATTCCCTTATATGTTCTATAGGCAACATCATGCATTGTCACCATACAATCAAATCGTATCTCACAAACTCGTCTTGTGTCAGCAACCACTTCGGGTACTGGAGTTATTTCAATTTCTTTATTCATATATTTTTTATTTCTTGTTTAACTTCTTCGTAATATTTGAGTATTTCTCTGTTTTGCCAAGTGTTATACTCTAATGAATGTAATATCTCATCTACCGCTATTAAGGCACATTGTTTTTGTTCTTCTTTTGTTTGAACTAAAAAATAAAATTTTCCTACTGATTCTTCTGCCTTTTCTCTTGGTGTCATTTTTCACCTCCTTGTTTAAGTGATTGTATGTATTTATCATTTAGTTTTTTAAGAAGTTCTATATCAACTTTTGTTTCAACACCTCTCCATGTTCTATCAGTACACTTATCATGTACATCAGCAGCACCTTTAAAATAAGCCTTTCTAACTTGTTCCTCTGTATATAGAGTTTCTTTGGCTTTGTTGTAACCTGATTTAAATCCTTCTCTTTTATGATAATGCATAGGCATTTCTCCATTATTCCATTCTAATGCCAACTTCTCAACATCATCTTCTACCACATTAGGAACATTATTAATTAGTTTAGCATAAGTCAATCCATTCACACCTACCTCTCCATTTTCCCATTCTGTGACTATCTCAAACTCTATCTCATTTGTAAACTTTGATGTAAAGCAAGTATCCATCATTTCAATAAATTCTGGGTGTAATGGAAGTGTTTCCCAATCATTCTTATTTATAGAGTAATTGCAATTTACCATCCATCCTTGGTCTGTTTTCATTAATGTTCCTTTCATTTGTCGCCCCCCGTACGTTTCGTTGTAGTATTGTTTAGCATCTTCTAAATACAATTCATCTCCTAAAGGATTAATCATACATTCTTTCATTGCATTAATATATGTTGTACAATGTTGCTCCTTCTCCATTGCTTTGGCTTTTTCAATGGTTTCACCCATAACTGCATTAACAGAAATTTTGAATGCTTTTGCATATTCACTTACTAACCATTCTACTGCTGTTTGCTTACTCATATCTCTTCTTGTATTTCGTCTTGAATCTCAATTATTTTACTTTTCACATATTCTTCAAGTTCCTCGGCAATTTTTATATATGATTCTCTCAAAGAATGAAACTTTTCATCTTCAACTTCTTCAAATGATGAATAATGTTTGAAACAATAATGGAAACCTTCTGCGTCCATTCTATAACGAACCATTTCAAAGTTCTCAAGTTGTTCGTATAGTTTATCAATCTTTTCCATTTTATAAATTTAGGTATTTTTTAATACTCCGTCAACTCTACCTTGTTGTGATGTTGTGTCAAAATTAATTGAATTTGACCCAATATCCAAAACATTTTGGACAAGATGGTCACACATGAATACATTGTGTCCATAAGTTTTAACACTTTTATCTTCAACAATTTTTAACTTATCCGTAACTTTTTCTGAATTATTTAAAATTTCGCTAACCATAAAGTTTTGAATGTCGTTTTCTCCTCGTAATTTTTCTATGGTTTTTATTTCAATTGATGATGAGGTTCCAGACAAGATATCATTTACCAAAAAATCGCAACCAGCGTCACTATGTTCAGATGTTTTTACTCCATAATTCAAAACATTATTAATCAGTTTTTCTTCATCCACCAACTTACCTGAACGATATGTATTAATGGTATTATCAAGTATTTCCTCTGTAACATAATCATCATTGTGGTATGCTTCTCCAATTGTTTCTACATCGTGGTTTAATACCTCTTCCACCTCATAAATCTTCGTGAAGTCAAAGAAATTGGTTGTTTTTACATGGTTATTTAATACCTCTTTAACATCCTCTTTAAAGTTAAGGATACTTCCAACGATTTTAAAAACTTTATCAGGATATTTGGTTTCAAGATTTTG